AGTGGGGCCATCAAGCCCGGTCGGGCCGGTAGGACCCGTTGGGCCAGTCTGGCCGCCTGCTGGACCGCTCGCCCCCACACCCGTCGCGCCCGTAGGACCCGTGGACGTGTTGGCGCCAGCGGGGCCAGTGCGGCCGGTAGGGCCCGTGATGGACCCCGTGTTGAGGACTTCCACAACCTGCAACAGGATCGGAGCGACCGTGTTCTGGTCATAGGTGTCGGTTACGTCATTCGGATCGAGAATTTGCGGCGTCATGGCTTACCCCGTGGACCTGACTAGGACGCCGCCGCTGATGTAAAGCTGACCAGCGTTGGCCGGATTGGACAGCGGCGGGACTAGAAGCCGTCGATTGACACCTGTGGCTCCCGTCGGGCCGGTGACGCCGGTCGGGCCGTCAGGGCCCTGCGCGCCGCGCGGACCTGCGCTCGTGCCAGTCGAACCTGTGGGACCCGTGAAGCCGGTGCGGCCCGTCGTGCCCGTCGTGCCTCCAGTCGGGCCTGTCGGACCAGTGAGCGTGCCGGCAGGGGGCGTAGCGCCTGTTGGACCGCGTGGGCCAGTCGGTCCAGCAAGGCCCGCAGTTCCCTGCGCGCCCGCGACACCGGTAGCACCAGAGGGGCCCGTAGCGCCCGCAGGGCCAGAAAGACCACCAGTCGCACCAGTCGGGCCCGTCGCGCCGGTCGGTCCCGTGCGTCCAGTCGCCCCACCACCAACTCCAGCAGGGCCAGTCGGACCAGTAGGCCCGCCGATGCCGCCCGCATTGACACGAGCAACGACCTTGCCGAGGACTTGGCTGATGAGGTTGGGGTCATACTTGTTTGAGGCTCGGATGGTCATGGTTCACCTTACCCGGCAGAGATGGCCACACGGCCGTTGTTGTTCCACACCGCGTTCACGACGTGTGGGTCGCTGGTCGGCGCGATGAACAGATCGACGTTACGGCCGGTCGGGCCGGTCGGGCCTGTCTTGCCCTCGAACCCGTCTTCACCTTTGATGCCAGTCTGGCCAGTCGGACCAGTCGGACCTGTCGGGCCCGTGGCGCCGGTGTTGCCAGACGGACCGGTGTTCGGACCGGACGGACCCGTTGGGCCGGTAATGCCATTCGATGGACCTGTCGGACCACGTGTTCCTTGAGAGCCAGTCTGACCTGAAAGACCAGTTGCGCCCGTCGCTCCAGTACGACCCGTCGGGCCGCGGAAGCCAACTGAGCCAGCAGGACCGGTATTGGAGCCAGTCGGCCCAGTCGCGCCACGCGGCGCGGGACCCGCGGGACCGGTCGGCCCAGTCGATGAACCTGTGGCCCCCGTGGGGCCGGTCGAACCACCGCCTTCGCCCGCGTTGATGCTGCGGACGACCTGTTCCAGAATGACTGGTTCCGTATTGCGGTCATACTTGTCGGACTGTGTAATCGACGGCATGGTCGGACCCCGTTAAAGCGCCATGACACTATGGCGCATGAGTTGATCATCTATTAACCGACCCCTGGTGACAGCCGGGCGTTCGGGCCCGGCGGATGGCCAGTGAGGTTGGTCTGTGGTGCCATGCCCTTGCCGGGGCGCGGCGATTGGTTCCCTTGACCCTGCGCGGCATCGCGCGCTGGGGCGCCATTATTGGGGTGTCCCAGGTCCATGTTGGGGTCGTTGGTCGAGGACTGCCCCTGACCCGGGGCGCCCTGCTGCTGGTCCTGGCCCTGCATCCCATGGGCGGCCAGTTCGCCGGCAACGAGTTCAGTGCTGATGCGCTTGACACCCGCCTCGACACCTGCCTGGACGCCCTTCTCGACCCGCTCGTCGATGGCCTGATGCTCGGCGTTCTTGTGGTCCTCGGCCATCATCTTGTCGAGAACGTCAGCCGTGGGCACGATCTTCTCGGGCATACCCAGGGTGGACGAGATCGACCCGAGCAACTCGCCGCGGCCCTTGACCCCGATGATCTTCATATCGGTCGGGTTCATGGTGGCCTGAGCGAACTCGATCTGGCGTTGCCGCAGGGTCTCTCGCTGGATCGCGACCGAGACACCGAGGACGCTGATCTTCTCCTCCCCGGAGAGCAAGCCCGTGGCGTCGGTCAGCAAGATGAGATCGGAAAGCTGGAGCAACGACGGCTCCATGATGTCCCGGTCCACGTTGGCCGAGACGGATTGCAGGATTTTGGCAGCGTTGCCCATCAGCATGGCGAGGCCAGACGACGTGCGCCCTGCCCCACCCCCGCCGCTCCCACCGACATATTTCGGGATCGCGGACACATCGTCAGCGATCTCGATCAAATACTTGTACACGTCCACCAGCGCCTGTGAGTTGCTGGCCGGCATGAAGAACGACACCGGGGGTTTGGTGTTGTTACCCAGGGGATCGCTGCGAGCGTGCCACCTTTTCCACGCGTAGAGGTCGTCGTTGTTGGTTCCCGGCACGATGCGGTCATCTTCGATGACCACCTGGGGACCAGACGAAATTGACAGGTTATTGATCAGCGACCGGAGGGTGGCGTTGGCCGCCTCCTGGATGTCAGACAACAGGTCCACCAGCGAGTTGCCGACCGGGGACCCCGGGGTCTTCTCGTAGGACGTGATGAAGTACGGGTGCCGCTGCCGGGGAGAGGGGTTCAGGTGGCACTTGATGACGTGGCCGCCGATAATCCAGCACTGGACGTTGTAATCGCGCAGTTCGTCGGGCACCGCGAGCCCGTATTCCTGGAGGACACGGCCTTGGACGTTGCCGTTGAACTCCATCATTGTGATCATCAGCGACCGGTTCCAGGCCGGGTTCTCCCGGTTCTCAAGGACCGCGCGCTCCGCGTCCGTGGTGTCCCAGTTATCGTGGAGCCCACCGCGGCCATATTCGTCCAAAACCGCCCGAATTTCGTCTTGATTGTAGCCCGGCAGGTCGAGCAGGTCGTTAAGCTCCGCGCGCGTGATGCGCAGGCGCTCTATCGTATTGGCATTCTCGATGTCAGCCACACCAGGGGTGAACCAGAAATCGAACGGGGAGACCCGGTTCCAGGTCAGGGTCGGCTTCGGCACGACCGTCGGGCCGCCTTGATCTGACCACGTAACGGTCGGAATGATCTTGACCACCGGGCCCTTCAGGCAGGCAAACGGGAAGATCGGGATGTCGATCAGACATTCAGCCAGGGCCGTGTAGTAGCCGCCGGCCCGAAGCATATCCTCGATCTTGTCCTCGGACGTGCGGGCCTGCTGGGCGGCCTTCTGCTTGGCCGCGTCCGCGGCGCTGTCCATCAGGGTCTTCTTGCGCTTCTGGAGGTCGCCGGGCTGGGGCGGGCGACCCAGTTGCTCCTGGACCGTCTGAGCCTCGCCCTCCATCAGTTGGTCGATGGCTTTCACGACCGACGGGGGGACATCCGGGTTCGAAGGCGGGCGGACGCACCAGGGGCGGTCCTGGCTCAGGTAGATATCCCGCAGGAGGGAAGTGGCTGCCCGGCACTTCTGGGCGACGATCCTGGCGTACACTTCGGACCCGCCGAACTGGCGTATCTGGTTCAGCTTGGTGACGTCGTACTGGCCGTTGAAGACCCGGAGTGCGTGCAGGAGGCGGTCATTCCAGCCGGACTGGGTGTTCCGGTGGTTCCGCATGATCTCGAACTGGGCCTTGACATAGCCCACAAGCTCCACCGGCGGTGGGGTCTGGGGCTGCTGCGCCTGCGCCTTCTGCTGCGCGGCCTGCTGAAGCTGTTGTTCGAGCATCTGCGGTGGGATCACCTGCAAAACGCCCTGCTGTCCAATTTCGCCGGCCATTGACGCCTCGACGTGTGAATTACCGGCGGAACGTAGGGTCCCGACCATTGACGGTCCGTTAACATTCGGGACCGCAACTATCGCAGAACGAGGTTGAGAATGTCCGATACCCCCCAAACCCCAGTTACCACCACGGTAACACCAGAGCCACTACCAGCCGATTTCGGGACGCCGCAGGCGGCCATGCTGGCGCACGACGTCGCCGTGGCGATGTACGACGAGCCCACCATGCTCCGGAAGCACGGCCTGACCAGCGGGCAGTACGAGACCTTGCGCCGCTACGACTGGTTTCAGAAGCTGGTCACCAAATTCACCGACGACTGGAACACCCCAAAAAACGCACATCAGCGTCTTGCATCTGAAGCAAGTGTCGGACTAGAAAGCGTCCTGCCAGATTTGATCGCGCGCATGAAGGTCAAGAATGAGCCGCTCGCAGGTATCGCTCAACTCACCAAAATCCTCGCGGACATCGCTGGAGTGGGAGGAACCAATAAGGCTCCACCCCCTGTCTCTGAGAAATTTAGTATTACCATCAATCTCGGTGCGGACCAGGAAGTCTACGAGAAAACCAAGCCGGTCATCGACGTTGAACACGATCCCGTCGAGACGGTCCGCAGCGGCATACAGAGCCTACTTGCGATACAAACAGAGCCCGAAAAGACTTGAGGCTCAGGTTCGCTACGCCGCAAGTCCTAAAGGCCAAGCAACCCAACACCGGTACGATAAGTCACCGCGTGGCCACGCCAGGAACCACCGGTACAACACGTCCTCGAAGGGGGCCGTGCGCCAAGTCACATACAGGAGGGGTAGATGCCCAGAACACCAGTGAAGACCGCCGAGGACTATCTGCGTGACGCGGAGGACATCATCCGCAAGAAGAACGCTGAGATCGCCGCGCAGAAGGCCACCATCAAGCGACTGGCGGTCGAGCACGACACAGCCGAGATGATCCGGCAGCGGCAGTACCAACTGGCTGCCCATGACCCGGCGCCGCCGGTCTGGG